TAAGTATCGGAGCGAATGTGCTTGGCCATTCAATAGGTTATCGAAACTATAACTCAAAAGACAATAGCCATAACTATTTCCCATTTGGTTTAATGGCAGGCGGAGATGAGTTTCACAACAACCACCACTACTCACCTGGAAATCCAAAGTATAGCCAAAGATGGTTTGAGTTCGATATAGGATGGGTGTGCATAACCGTGCTCCGCTATCTAGGACTGGCTAAACTAAAGTGAGGATACTCTATGATTGAAGTTGTACGAGATATTCTCACAAACGATCAGTGTGAAGAGATCATAAAGATTGCTGAGACAAGAGCGAAGTGGAATCCTGTATACCAAGGATACTCTGTTGTAGACGTTCTAAAGGTTTACATCAAACCTCACATACAGCACATTCTGAAGGATGTCGATTTAGAAATCCCTGAGAATAGTTGTGTAGAAGTTTTGAAGTATCGGTCTGGTTCATCCAATGGTAAGCACATAGATGCAGAGGGAGATCACCAAGTATCAGAGACATCTTTCATCAGAGCAGAGTGGAAACAGACGGGAGTCATCCTGCTGAACGATAACTTCGAATCTGGAGGGTTATACTTTCCTGAAATAGGGAGAGCGTTCGGCAAGGAGACTAAAGGAGATCTGGTATTGTTCTCTGCAGGTAAGAACTCACAGACATATGCACATGGTGTACATGAAGTACAGAATGGCACACGATACACACTAGTATTCAGACACATTTAACTTGGAGAATCACATGGACTTACGTAGAGATTTAGAGAACGCATTGTTTATGCATTTCAAGTCACATATCATCAAACACCAAATGAATATACAAGTGATGCTTGAGAATCCTCGGGCGATTCCAGAGCACACTGACATTATGGATGCGATAGAGAAAGAACTGGCTCTAATTGACGAGTACGATGGTAAGTTACAGATGCTACAGCAGTATATAGTACCAAAATAAATTTACAATAGAAAGAAACATTATGACGAAGACATTTGTATTTAGCGATCCTCATTTCTCACATGCCAACATAGTTAAGTTTAACCGTTACAACGGTGACAAACTCAGACCTTGGGATGATGTGGATGAGATGGACAAACAATTAATCTCAAACTATAACGAGAAGGTCAAAGACGGTGACAAAGTTTACTGGCTTGGAGACGTAGCTTTCAAATCTACACATCTTCATGCAATCATGCCGCAGTTGAATGGGGACAAGGTTCTCATCAAAGGCAATCACGATCAGGAGAAACTCAGTGTATATACGCAGTACTTCAGAGACATCAGAGCATACCATCAATTATCAGGTGTGTTCTTGAGTCACATCCCTATTCATCCTAGTAGTTTAGGACGTTGGGGTAAACAAGTGCATGGTCATTTACATGCTGAGCAAGTCCTACTGGACAATGGCGACGTTGATCTTAGGTATCTAAATGTGTCTGTAGAGCGAACAGGTTTCGCACCTATGGATTGGGAGGATGTCTTGGATGAGTTTGATAGACGTGGCATAGCCAGAAAGAGACAGAAGTAATGATTGTGGTAGAGCAGATTCCATTTTATGGAACTTATGAGTATGAAGATTCAGAGGAGAAGATTGTGCAGAACGCACGAGATATTGACTCAGAGTTTGAGACAAAAATGTTAGCAGTGTTTGATGGATTGTATCCTAACAAACTTGCTATTGGAGAACTTTGGGATTTATTCTCAGAGGGATATCGGCAAGGTTATAGCCGAGCAATTCACGAAGCATTCATGTTAGATGAATGGGTCTGGAATGAAGGAGATGAAGGACTCTGAGCCGAGCTCAGAGATCCCTCACACCTGTATTTATAATTTCTTATAGACCCCTTAGGTCGTTTTCAACAAACGGTCTGAGGGTGTTTCTTTAGCTCCGACAGTGCAATGCTGTCTTATAGTCGAGCATAATCAAAACAAAACAATGTACTACGAATAAGCATTAACATTTCCACCAGAAGTAATATCACCATTGACACGCAATGTGCCAGTGATAGTACCACCAGCAAGTGGTAAGTAATTAGCAACGCTTGCTGCAACTACAGCTGCAATACGAGCTTCAACTTCATCTTTGGTGTAGACTTCTTTGCGACGATAAGTGTTAGCTCTCAACATGTCGTTGAATATATTAGGCAACTCTTGCCAATCACCAATTTGAAACACTTTAGCTGGTAGATCAGTCTTTGCTGAATAATACTTCTTGCCGACAGGATCAAAGATCACATCTCCAAGTGTATAGGTAGCAAGATCACTGAATGGCTGTGCTAGCGGAAAGACATAGTCTCCAATAACACTTGAGTCGCCAGTGACAGTTCCAATAACGATATCATTCACACCGTTGAACATCATCAACACTAAAGAACCTGCTTCAGTCTTAGTCCACAGTCCGCCAGTCTTTATATCTGGAGGTCTTCCAGCACCTGATTGATTTGTTTGTACCGCATCGTAAAATCGATTTAAGACATCGGCTAAAGCATTACCACTTGTCGACGCAGCTATGATTGGAAAATCATTAGCATTTGTTATAGACATATATACTCCTTAAAATAAACTATTACGCAACTGGAGAGGACGTTCTTTACCTTGTCCTCTAACCACCACATCGATTTTGCCAGATTCTGGCGCATCAGTCATGGCGTTGCGCAGCTCAACATCGAAACTTAATCGATTCTTATTTGTGACTCTAGAAATCAAAGGCACCTCGGAACCATCCACACTGATAGCGACAGCAACATCGTCGAATATAAATGGAGGATCAAAGTATATAGTATTCAGTCCCATTGGAATCGTTACATCATTCTTAGACCAAATTCTATCTACTGCGTCTATGATAACTGATCCGTCTGTAACTACAACTCTAACATTTGGATCGTAAGACTTCGCTCTGATTCTAAATTCTACTAACTTTACCGTTGCATCTGTAACTGTGAAAGGTCTCCAGTCTGACCACTCTCTACCAACTGTGCCGATCATGTCAGCTTGATTTGCTAAAGTGTCCCAAGAAGAAATGAAGTTTAGCTCGCTTGTTCCGCGACCTTCTAACCAGCAATCCCAAAGTTCGGTTGGAGCTTCGGAACCATTAGTGTATTCTCCGTGTGCTTGAATCTTAGACGAAATTCGAACCTCAAAGATGTGACCTAAGTCGACGATCTTCTCAAACGAGTACAGACTTTCAGGTGCTGCTGCTCCGTCTGGTCCCGAACTTATCAGATCTCCAACACCGCCTGCAACTTCATCAAGTCTAGCAACATCTGACAGTGCTTCCCAGTCGGACATCATCTTGTTGATAGCAATCTCTCTAACTGAGAAATTCTGCATAACACCTGGCCATAGATTTATTCTATCGTCTATGTCCTTGAGAATTTCGATGTTCGGCAAGGTCTCCACTGTTGTTCTTCTGCCTACAACCTTTGAGACGTTTCCTGATGTATCAGAAGCTCTAAGGAAATAGGTGCCAGTTCTAGCTCCAACAGAAACCGTGTTAGACGACCAAGGAACTATAGCCAGTGTTTGACTGTTTGTCCAAGTTGGCAATGAAAGACTCGGAGAATAACGTAACTCATAATAATCTAAGTCTGGATCTTTATTTCTATCCCACGACAACTGGATAGTCTCAGACTGGATGTTTAAGTTATATCCTGTTATATCTGAAGGAGGTGTTGTGTCTCTAAGAAGCTCAACAGTAGTAGAAGCATCTACACCAGCAACCCCACCAGCTGTTAGAGGAACAACTCTGAATGTTATCGGTACACCAACCAAATTAGCATTTTCAAGCATCGATATCAAATGGTTGTAAGTGTAAGTTGTGGACGAACCTAAGAACGTCTCAGACCCACCTAGCACTGACATGTAAACATCTGCACGACTATATCCAAATCCACTAACTGTCCAGTCTAAAACAATGGATGCGTATGGTTTTCTATCAACATATATAAAAGATTGGTTAGCCTTTAGACTTGCAATTCTAAGATCTGTAGAGTCAATTAAATCCTGCGACATTTCAGCATCCCAAGGTGGAATTGCTCCATCTTCTGCTTGGTAGATACCAGGCACATACTTCACTAGCGTAAGTTCGGCAGTTAAATCTGCTCCTGCTGAAACGCTTTGAACTATGTACTGTCCAACAATCCTCTCTGTCGTGCCTATAACCATTAGGTCGTCTGATTCAATACCTGTGACGTTATCTAGAGTTAGAAGTGTTCCATATGTGTCCGCAACAGCTGCGATTATTCTACCAGTTCGCACCATGCCATCAGACAGTCTTATCGAATAACCATTAGGCATCGTTGAGAAAGTTTGATTCACATAAACTTTGGTTTCGTCTACCCAAACAACCTTAACTGGCACTCCGCCAATCTTAGCAGCATCGTGCGCAACATGAACTAGATCTCCACGTTGAACTGCGAGATTCTCAATGTCCATGGTCACACTGAACATCTCACTTCTGTGAGTTCCTTGTGCTAACATGTAGCGACCATACTTCCAAGCTTGGTCTGGATTGGTGATACCAAAAGTGTCTAACGTCTCAAATACAGTTGCATTTGTTTCGTCGTAACCATCGTTGTATACTATCCGCTCTTCTTTCTGCCAGTTTATATCTGGTGCATTGTCTACAATAACTGAAGACTTTTCTCCGTTGATAAATGTGACCAGGAAAGCGTGAGGAATATCTGTGAAAGTTCTTCCACCTCTGAAACCCCAGGAGTTTGCAGGAGTAATCAACTGTCGAGGTGTTGTCTGCTCTCTGTCGATCAACACTCCATACTTACCACTTGTTGTGAACAACATTGTAGCATGGGCATTGCTTAGAACAGAAGAAAGAAGTTGTTGCACAGTGGTCTTATAGTCCACCACACAGTTCACATAATATTTCTTGTCTTCACAGTGCTTAGCAAACTTGATAAAACTTTGCCAGTCTATTAAATTGTCTGGAATTGGCTTTCTGTTGGCTTCACTCGTGAGAATGTCCAAAGCAATCCACGCAGGATTACTAGTCGGCTTGTCTACAAAAGTTTCACCGTCAAGAGTAGTCCTGAGGATGGAGGTACAGAGTCCGCTAAGATTTGAAACATTACCAGAGAGTTTCTCTGATGCTGTAACTTTCATCTCCAACATCGTGTGTTTCTTGTTGAGATTGACAACAGATCCATCCTTGTAGGATTTCATCATTGTAACGACCATCGTCTCAGAAATGCGAGTATTACCAGAGTCGTCAGCATCTCCCTTGATGATTCTAAATTCAAACTCACCAACATCTGGAGGTGTAACAGAAATTACGGCAACAAATTGAGAAGATGTAGATCCTGAGATTCCAATCCTTTGATTCTGATCCCCAGTCCACACTTTACCATACAACTTTTTCAGTTCCCTAGATCTCTTTACATTCTTTGCTTCAGGATTCTCTGGATCAATAGGAGGAGGATCAACTTGTTCCCAAGCATTGACACCTTTTACAGATGATGCGGGTATGTCTCTCCAAGTGGTTTCACCTAATTTTCTATATTGAACGTTTATATATACCGAGTGTCCAGTAGCGTTACCATTGTTATCGAAATAACAAAGACCACGTGGGAAAGATAAATCCACATCGAAAGCTGTAGTAGCTTGTTTGGTTCTGACTATTAATTCAGAGCCAGTTTTCAATGTATACTGGAACTGCTCGTATCCAACTCTATTTGTGAGATATGTAGTGTTTGTTACATAGCTATTCTGATGCCAGATTAACTCTGGAGAATATGTAGAGGCTAGTGTATCTCCAATCTTCAGGTCTTCAACTTGTATATTTCCAAGACCAAAATCGTAAAGAGATGCTATACTAGATTGTGTACCAAGATTCGTGACCAATGGATTGGATGCCAACTGTGGGAACACTCTGTGTCGTCCGTAAACTCGAGCAACAGGTTGATACTTTTTCATGCTGTTGGACTGACCACCCAAACTATAAGTTGGAGAGGATGCCACACCAACACCAGAGGATGGTTGTGCTACACTTGGAGGTGGAATGAGAGCATTCAAAGCCATCATGCCTACCATGGAAATTCCCATAGCAACAACTTGACCTGCAATTGCAGATGTACCTACAGCAGCAGCCGTGCCTAAAGCTGACATACCACCAAGTGCGCCACCTACCAAAGCAGGTGCGACATACCAAGCAGCGACCACAACTGCGATTGTTAGGACAGCTGCGAGGACGTTCTTTCCACCACCACCGCCACCACCCTGTGGTACAAGGGTCAGGAGGATGCTGTCTTGCTCTTGAATCCAAAAGTTCTCTGGTTCATTGATCTTCATGCCATGGTTGAATGCCACGACATAGTCACGCATCTCAACTGGGATTGCCCTGTCAACTAATTCTTGAATGGTCTCACCAGGAACTGCTACAACTGAAAGCTCATGAGCCCCACTAGGAGTCAACAATCTAGCCAATTGCTTTTGCTGTGTATTAGGTCTATCTAACACTTCTAATTCATCCATACCTAAATACTCCCGTTAGACGATGCTTCCAATTGACATGTGTAAGATCCTCGATACAGGACATACGACCTTTTAGACTATGTAGAAATTCTGAATCATTCAACATGATACCACAATGGATTTCATAACCCATGATTCGAAATGTGACTATGTCACCGTGACGAGGAGTCTCTACCTTTAGCCACTTGTCTCCTAGACCATGCTTTGCCGAGTCTATAGCCAACTTAGCGACTGCCTCATTGTCTAGCTCAGAATACATGTATGTAGGTAATAATTTATTTAGTTCATTCTTAGAGTACATCTTACAGATGCCATAGCAATCCGCACCTTCAAGACTTTCTCCGCCTATTACATATGGTATACCAATATATTGTTCGGTGCTCATCCGATACCCTTTCTTGTAAATAACTTACCATAACCCTCTCGTGAAGGGTTACAGTCAATCATCTAAACATTCCTGGATAATGTACAGGGTCGTACACTTCCGATGGAAACGCACTGGACATTACGTTTACAACTTCGAGTTGTCCAGTTATTGTTAGCGCATCGTAAGTCACAGATCGAAGCTTTAGAAAATCTAAACGCTTCTCCACTATGTCTGGATACGCACTACTTACCAACTCCACTTTTAATTCTGGAGGAGTCAGTTCACTCCTGATTGCTTCGATAATTTCATTTGATATGTTTGAGATCTTTAGACTGATCTTTGGAAGAGTTTCACCGTCATCAGAAGGTAGAGCTAGCTGAAAAGGAAACGGTAAATACTCTATACCTTGACTCATCACTGGCTCGTTGTTGTTAACCAAATATAGAGGAGGTTTATCCTTTGCGTATATAGTTAACAAGAAGAACCATGCGACTGGAGAGCTTGTGTCCTGTATCGCACTGATATTCTGACTGTACATTATAGAGTACTCCATTCGGGCATCTGCTCCCACTTCATGCTTGCAGCGAATACATTAGAATCTATCCACTGTATAGTAGGAAACTGCGAGCAGCGAACTACCATCTCTTTACCATCTATAGGTCTCTTAATCCTAGTTGGAATAGAGCCACCTCGTTGGTCGACTCTAAACCAGTTAAGAAAGTCCTCGTACTGCTCTGCTTTTAGATTGACCTTAGAATCTATATTCATGATCAAGCCTGTGGTGCGTCGCCTAACTTTGATAGACATGTCTTCCATCTGACTTCTAATTGTATTAGAAAGAAAGGTCTCGCTCCACTCAGCCATGCAACCATCAATGGATACTGGTCTTTGTGCTATAGTAATTGTCATGTTGTTCCTTACAGTTATGCCGCAGCTCTATTAAGACCGTAAGCAGATTTCATAGATTTGTCCATTTGTCCAGTACCAAACATGTCCTTAACTTTCTTTTCGATAAGAATGTCAACACTCTTCATACCATCAGCATTTGTGTTCTCAGTAGCAGTCACTTCTACAGCAGCATTGTTGTAGATATTAACTGTAGTTGGTGCAGACGACACACCAAGTTTACCATCGGAACCACGCTTCAGAGGCATGATAGCTTCTGCGCCAGCTTCTCCCAAGACTCCCATACGACCAAACGTGCCACCCTTCGCAAACTTGAAGAGAGTAGGACTGTTGTATACGCCATGTTCTAGACCAGTACCATTCTCGAATGAACCACCCTTAGCAAATGGGTTTAGCAACTCTGGACCAGAATTGGTTGACAGACCTCCTCCCAAGAAAGACTTGAAGGATTTGATTAGAGGTTGCATTATCAACATCTGCACCATGATCTTAGCCAAGTCTTTGATGATGGATGTGGCGAAGTCAGTGAACGAGAACTTGGCTTGTCCTAAATTATCGATGAAGTTGTTGACAGCGTTGCTAGCATTAGATCCGATAGAGACTGCTATATCTTCACCCAACTTTTGCATCTCATCATTCACACCTTGAATGTTGTTCTTGAGTTTCTCAAAAGTTTCTGGTGTGATACGACCTTCTGCTAGAGCTTTATTTATTAGCTCCAACTTGATAGGCATCTCTTCGAGCTCTTTGTTCGCATTGTAAATGGCGATCTCAATCTCTGCGAAAGGTGTCTGATCATAACTACCAAGCTGATCATAGTACTGTTGAGCGGAAATCTGTCCAAGTGCAAACTGATCATTCAATTCTGCTAGAGCATCCTTGTTGATCTTCATCTGCTCTTGGAAGTTCTTACTAGCTTCTCTGACTTGTAGAGTTCCCTTTGCAACTGTAGCAGTTTCAAACTTCTTGATAATCTGCTCTTGAGCTGACAGAAGTGCTTGAATTTTGATTGGGTCAGTTGTCTTAGCAAGCTCTGCATCTAAGAGTTTCAACTGCTCAGTCACACTCTTCAGAGAACCGCCAACCTCTTGATCCGTGATACCTTTCAGCCAAGCTGTCATAGGAGACTGTGCAGTCTTCTGTAACTTCTGTAACTCTTCGTTGAGAACCTTGAGAGCTTTTGGATCCTTTGTCTCAGACATCATCTGTCGGATAGTTGCTAGCTTCTCTTGAAATCTACCAGCTTCTTCTACGTTGTCCTTGAGTTTCTTTTTGAACTCAGCGAGCCACTTCGGATCCTGCTCTTTTCTTTCTCTTTGTCCTTGACTTTCGTCTATTTCCGCAGCAGTTTTCTTTAGTTCTAGTCTTGTTGCCGCTATCTTTTTATTTAATCTTTCTAATTTTTCCTCTAGTGGTTTGGTGTCTGAACCAACCCATTTGTTGAAGGAAATCTGTAATTCAGTCAGATAGATGTCAGCTTCTTGTATTCCAATGACAAGTTTGTCCCAGAACACTACAATCGTACTAACTGCTGCTATGATCAAGCCCCAACCGCTAACCGCAGCGAATGCCTTAGCGGCTACTGTAGCTACTCCTAAAGCAACAACTAATCTAGTTACAATAATAGTTGCTACAACTCCTATTGCGACACCGACAGCTTCTATATTATCTGCAAGAGTTGTAAACAGCGAACCAATGTTTATCAGAGTTTGCTCGAACAGTCTTTGGAGTGCACTTAGAGCTACTGCTAACTTCTCATTGAGCAAGAATCTTTCTGAGATGTCAACTTGGAACTCATTCCAAGAAATCTTCATCCTGTTGATTACCTGCTCCATTTTGAGAGGCATGTTCTCGAAGTCTTTATCAAATCTGTCTTTTGCACTAGCAAGTGCTGCGACAAGAATCTCTGTAGTGATCACACCTTCAGAGCCTAACTTTCTAAGCTCTCCAGTAGTTCCGTTTACGGATAATCCTATTTCTTTTGTGTATCTAGCGATCTCATTCGCAATTGCTGGTTGTCTCTCAAGCAGAGAGATCAACTCGTCGCCTTTCAGAGCTCCAGAGCCTAAAGCCTGTGAGAACTGAAACACAGCACCTGCGGCTTCTCTGACAGAGCTTGTCACAGCACCGATCTTCAAGAAGGTACTAGCTGTGTCTTCAATTTCTTTGTTACTGTATCCTAAGTTGATCATACCGATCGACATACGTCTGATAGCATCAGTCGCTACAGGAATTGAGATACCAATGTCTTTTGCAACTCGATAGATCCTCTTGATCATGTCCTCGGCATCTTCACTGGAACCCATAAGGTTAGTGAAGGAGGCTTTCAAAGCTAAGATATCCTCACGAGCTTTTGTAAAACCTGCAAAGGCTTGAAACAGAGAGGTTACAATAGCAGTAGCGTTCCGCAAACCCTGAACACTACGATTGAACTTTTCTAGTTGCCCTTGAAATCCAGCGAACTGACCTTCGATTGCCTTGGAAGCTGTCCCAAACCCTTGTAGAGATTTAGTGGCTTGAGCCATGCCCTTCTCGAAGGCAGCTGTTTGTGCTTCAAGGGTGACGACTAGTGCGCCTATGTCTTGTGAACCTGCCATCTATTATCTCCTTCTGCTGTAACCACCACGGATGGCCATTCGACCTGCTTCTTTGAACACTTCGATCTTCATGCCGTAGATTACTAGATCAGCAATCTCTCGCTTGTGGATGTTCCACGTCTTTTCGATGTTAGTACCTTGGGAGTTGAAACTTGGAGTTCCTCTAACCTGTGTACCATCTTTCCTTTTGTAGGCTCTTCTGCCCACGTCCAATACTTTATAGTAGCTTCGGTTGTTCAATCCAACCTTTACTTTAGCATTACCTACATACTTCATAGTAATAGACTTTCGCAACAGACCCTTGTCACCTCTAGGTGCGGCTCTGCGCATGTATGTTCGTAAACGAGAGCCAGCTTTCCTGACTCCCGCTTTTACAACTCTTCGTTCGACTACCTCTGGCAACTGCTTCATTAGAGTCAGAAGGTCTTCAAGTCCTTCAAGTTTATACGTTACTGTTTGGTCGCTCATCCTGTCAATCCTTTTACTAAGTTGTCTGGATTGTCAAGAAGATTCTTCTTGCCACCAAGTTTTCTATGCTGCTCTTCCTCTCGTGCTTTACGAGCGAAGTACAGATTCCAATTTGTATATTCTGTGATCGGCATGTTCTCTTTGAGTTCATACACAGGGACATGAAGATTTTCTGCTAGAATGTGCAGTCCATACTCGTAGTCGTTTAGATCTTTACCACTTCGTTGCCCAATCCAGAGACTTCAATAACTGATTGCATCAGTGTCATGTATTCGCTGAGACCTAGGTTCATAATGCCCTCACCAAGAAGAGTCACACCGTCATCCTTGAAGATCGAACCCTTCACGAGTTCCATTTGGAATGCCTTGGGATCTTTCTCCATCAAATCCATAATTGGAAATAAAACTCCAACAGTTGGCTCTTTGATAATGTATGTTCCACTTTCCAGTGTAATTTGTTTTGTTTTCATGTTGCTCTCACTTTTAACGTCTCACCAATTAAAAGACAACGGAAGAATGGGTGAGCAACACTCTTGTCGGCTTTCGCCTATCCGTGTCAAACTTTGAATCCTTGGGAGTCCTCATAGGACCACTGCAAGGGTAATACTGTGAAGCCGAACCCCTCTATAACCTTCATCGAAGAAAGCTTTGAGGGGTCTCTAAACCTCTACTCTAAGGCACTCGTGAGAATGCCCTAGATAGATTCTTAGAACAAGTGTTTAGGTTTGCTACCTAAAGTGGCTGTTCCATTGAAACCAATCGCGCCATCAAGTGGCAAATCCCAAGTCATCTGACTTACGATAATTGGAGCAATGATGTGACCATTGTCTGGTAACTCGATACGAATCCAACGAGTTAAACCATCTTCAGCTGCGTCTAGCAAAGCTGGGTAGTCTTCTGCTGTGATGTCCACATAACCACCAAAGGTCAGTGTACCAGCTTGAACTACAACTGATGGAATGGATGCTGTTGGATCGCAATAGGTTCCGACAGAAACAGTACCAGGTGTGTCAGAGTTAACAGCCAGTGCATTCAAGCACAGGCATGTAACATCGCTGAATACCTTAGTAGTACCAGTGAATTCTGTTGGAGGTGTAACTCCAGTAGTATCCGCACCGATCAGCTCGATCTCAGTAGCAGTGGTGTTAGCACCAGCTACGAAAGTCTTACCATCTAGAATTGCCGAACCAGTACCTTCTATAGTTACTAGGTCACCAGCTCTAGCTGCGTTTGCAGATGTAATAACAGTGGGTTTTGCAGCAGTAATGTCAGTGATCGTGCCAGCTGTATATGATGTCTCATTTGCGGCAGGACCAGTCATGCAGATTTTTACG